GCAAATCGTCATTCTCACACGCTGGCATCCAGACGATCTTGCTGGCAGACTACAGGGAACAGAAGATTGGGCAGAGGGCCGATGGAAACACATCAACTTCCCCGCGATAAAAACAGTCACAACAGGAAAGATTTCACGCCGCCACCTGCCAGAAGACGACCCCCTATACGTCAGCGCAGGCGATCTACCAAACCTGTCGCCCGGTAAACGCTACACTGAGAAGACAGAGGAAGCTCCACTGTGGCCAGCACGCTTCCCACTTGAAGACCTCAAACGCCGCCAACGCCTCAACCCGCGCGAGTTCGCATCCCTCTATCAGCAACAGCCGTACATCGAGGGCGGTAACATCATCAAGACGGAGTGGTGGCAAAAGTATCCAGCCGACCTCTCGCCCGAAAACTTTACAACGCTGATCATCGCGGTCGACACAGCCTTCAAGAAAACAGAGACAGCCGACTTTTCTGTGGCCGTCACTGCTGGCATGGACAGGAACGGCGACATCTACATTGTCGACATCCTACGCGGCAAGTACGACTTCCCAGAACTCAAGCAACGCTTGATCCGCCTCAACACCAAATGGCGCGGACGTGGCCTCCGCGCCATGTACATCGAAGACAAAGCATCAGGCCAATCACTCATCCAAGAACTCAAGCGCGAAAGTGGGATGGCGATCATCCCCTACAAAGTCGTCCACGATAAAGTCGCACGCGTGAACGCCATCCTCCCAATCGTCGAGGGCGGCAGAGTATACCTACCAGAACAATCAGACTGGCTGGACGACTTTATAGATGAGTGCGTAACATTTCCGGGCGGCAACCACGACGACCAAGTCGACGCCGCGACAATGGCTATCGACGTCCTCTCGCGAACGTCTGTCAGCCCAGAAGCGTGGTCACTGCATTCAGATGCAAGCCAATCCCTTAACAACCAAGACATTACCGCCTTCGGTAAGTCACTCAAAACGCGCGTTGGATCAGCCCTCCCCAAATGGACAGGATGGGGTTTGTAAGGGACGACCAACGCCATTGACAAAGGTATTCTCGAACCATGAGTGTAAATGGCCCCAAGACACGTACCACTATCGCATCAGGCTCTGGCTATCGCAGTGCAGATTACACTGCTGGCCCGAACGAAGGTGTAGTCGTCGATCTCTCTGAGTTCGCCGAACAGCTAGTCGCGTATGAAGACATCTCGCATCTCCTGAACGACGAGCAGGAACGCCGCATCGTGGACTACGTGAAGTCTATGGTCGACATGTCCTACTTCAAAATCAGGAAACGCTATGACCACTGGAAAGAAGCCGACCGCGCCCACGACGTCTACGTCCGACCAGACGCGACAGACTTCAGAGAAAAAGCGGTCATCGCAGACACGCGAGCAATCGCGGACACAGTCCTCACCTACCTTATGGCCGCACTTTCTGGCCGTAACCCCATGTTCCAACTGGAAGGACTTAACCGTAAATCCCGTCAATCAAGCCTTATACTGGAACGTGTTCTTCACCAGCAAATGCGCCGAACAGCAGGCGAAGCTCGCCTTGCACAGCTATTACTGGACAGCATACGCTATGGCTTCGCTCCGACGAAGATCGTCTGGGACGCCAAGTCAAACCAGAACCAAGTCGTAAACTTCGACCCACGCCGTTGCTTCCCCGACCCCCGCGTAAACTGGGGCGACTGGGACAACATGCAGTACATCGTTTTCTCAGACTACGTGTCGTACAACAGCATTTTGTACAGCGGCATGTATCCTAAACTGAAAAAGTTCCCCGCTCTGCGCCACAAAATATCCCCGCCACGCAATGCGTGGAACGCACACCAGTGGCACAGAGAAGAAGGGCGAGGTCTTTCAATAGACCCCGCCCAACCCAATCAGCGTGAACGCTTTGACCACGCATACTTCACACTCGGCGACGCACGCGTCATCGACGAAGCGTGGGTGCGTCTGTCAGGCCACGAGATCAACATTCCGACCATCGACCAAATCTTCCTTGTCGTAACAATCCTCGACGAGAATGTGGTCATCCGCTTCCAACTGAACCCATACGGTCAGCAGTTCCCAGCGGTAATCGGCGGTTTGTACCAAGACAGCCACAAAACTTATGGCCAGTCGCTCTACGATCTCATCCTGCCGATGCACGACATCGCAACCTATCTGATGCGCTCACGTATCGACAACATTAGCGCGGCCCTCAACAATCTAATCTTCGTTGACCCAACCCAAGTCAGCGTACCAGACTTGATCGACCGCAATCCATGGGGCGTCGTCCGCACTCTACCCGGCTCGAAGCCGGGTGACGGCGTCTTTATCGCACAAGTGCCAGACGTAACGCGTGGTCACTTCAACGACATTGGTGCAATGTCCGAACTCAAACAGCGCGTCAGCGCGGCTTCGGACGCACAGCAAGGTATGCCGACATCAGACGGTATCCGCACAGCCACTGAAATCCAACGCTTAACACAACTCGGATCACAGCGTCTTGGCGTCCTTGCTCGTGTCATGTCTGCAACCACAATCCGACCAATGGTCAGGATGATGGTCGCGAACATCCAAGACAGCCTTTCGATGGAAGGCTCAATCAAGATCGACCAGCAGAACATGCCAAACCAACTGTCTGGCCTCGTCGAAGACGGCTATCTCGACTACGACGTGCGGAAAGACCTACAGGGCGACATTGACTACCTAGTGATCGACGGCACGCTCCCATTAGAACCAACACGCAACGCCGAGACTTGGATGAACATGCTTCAGATCATGTCTCAAACTGGCCTCAACATGGAATACAACGCGGGTCAAATTGCAGAGGAAGCCATCCGCGCGATGGGGATCACTGACCTAGACCGTTTCCGCGTCTCCAAGGAACAGCTTCAGCAAGAAGGGCCAAGCCCCAGCCAGCAGATGCAGTTGATGGAGAAGATGCGTGGCGCGTCTGTACAGCCACAAGAAAACGTCCAACGCGAGGTAGAGCGCGGCAACCTCGTCCCTATGAGTGAGGCACGCAAAGCATGACCGCAAAAAAGACAACACTCGCAACAACGATAGACCAGAAAGTCGTTGATTACATTTCAGAGGTCGAGCGCGTACAGCAACTCGATCTTGATGCACGTGACAAGAAACGCCAGTCCGAAGTCGCAAGCCTAAAAGCGGAGATCGAGACAATGCGCAATCGCATTGCTGAACTCGAAGGATTGGCGAGTACCACCGCATTGGACGACAAGTATGCCCTTACTAAGGCAAAATTGGTGCGTCTAATGAAAGACATGGGATATTATGACTGATGGGTATTACGCGTCCTACAGGTGAACAGCTTCGTTTCCGCTCTCAATACACGGGCGACCACGTCCTCGACACCTACCTAGAAAGTTCTGAGAAGGGCAACCGCCAACTATCCGACTTGCTCGACGACCTGTTCGACAGCAACGGTACGTTCCGTTCTGGCAACTTTGAGTTTCGCTTCGATGCAAGCTCCGACAAAATCCAGTTCCGCGCAGGCAACTTCGCAACGCCAAACGCTGGCTGGACGGACATCACGACCTTCTTCAACATCACGGGCGCATTCAACGCATCAACAACCTACAACAACTTCGACCTCATCACGCTGACAAACAAGGACGTGTACATCGTCCATGGCCTCTCCTCTGGAACGACCTTTGCAGACGAGGCCGCAGTTATCGCATCCGCCAACACAGAGAAGCTAGTCGACGTGTCTGAAGCTCGCGACTGGGCCAGCAAGACAACGGGCCAAGTCGTTAGCACAGATTACTCTGCCAAAGCATACGCTGTCGGCGGTACAGGCATCGACACAACCACTGGCTCCGCAAAAGATTGGGCCATCAAAACAAGCGGCACGGTCGGCAACACAGGCGAATACTCAGCCAAATACTGGGCGACAAGCACAGCCGTAACCACAGTCTCGTCTGGCATAGCGAACATCAACACAGTCGCGGCATCAATCGCTAACGTAAACACCGTTGCCTCAGACATCGCCAACGTAAACACTACGGCGACTAACATTGCAAACGTCAACACAGTTGCCGCCGAGATTGGTGTGGGCCAAGACGTAACTGTCACAGCGGCAAACATTGCCAGCGTCAACACTGTTGCAACCAGCATTAGCAACGTCAACACGACCGCGACAAACATCGCAAACGTGAACACCGTCGCAACAGAAATAAACAACAACAACCTACAGACGGTTGCCGCAGACATCCAAGCAGTCATCGACGTAGCGAACGACCTGAACGAAGCAACGTCAGAAATCGACACTGTCGCCAACTCAATCGCAAACGTAGATACTGTCGGCACAAACATTGCAGATGTTAATACAGTTGCAGACGACTTGAACGAGCCAGTCTCTGAAATCAACACAGTCGCAACTAACATTACGAACGTAAACAAAGTCGGGGCAATCGACACGAACGTCACCACAGTTGCGAACAACGACGCCAACATTACAACAGTGGCAGGCATTAACGGCAACGTCACCACAGTCGCAGGTATTTCGGCAGACGTAACGACAGTTGCTGGTCAAATCTCACCAACAAATAACATCGGCACGCTCGCTGGCATCAATGCAGACATTACGTCTGTAGCAGGAATATCGGCGAACGTAACCACAGTTGCAGGCATCAGCGCGAACGTCACAACCGTGGCGGGCATAAGCGCAGACGTAACCACAACAGCAACCAACAACGCGAACATTACAACTGTCGCAGGCATTTCATCTAACGTCACAACGGTTGCAGGCATTTCGTCTGACGTAACAACTGTCGCAGGTATATCCGCAGACGTCACGACCGCCGCGACCAACGTCGTGGCATTCAACAACACCTATCTGGGCGCGTCTGCAACGGCACCGACAGCAGACCCAGACGGATCGGCCCTAGACCTCGGCG